GAACCGTTTAGGGTAAATTATTTTAAGCAAACTTTAGATGGTAAACGGGTTAAAAAGGACTTGTTTGAAAACGCTTTAAGAATGAAGGCTGCATTCTGGAAAGACGACTTCTGTAATGTAATGGCTTCAAAAGCAGACGGACAAAAAGTATCAATAATTCATGATAAAGTTTTAAATTATCAAGGATATGAATTTAAGCTTGATGTTCGCTGTAAATGGGATTTGTGGCGTTCTGATTGGGGATGGGGCGGAGATATTAAAAGCACTACCGCCACTACTCAAGCGCAATTTGAAGCAGCGGCCATATTCTTTAACTACGATCGGCAAAGAGCATGGTATATGGATGTTGAGGGTGCAGATCGTGACGTGTTAATAGGAATATCAAAAGTTAAACCGCACCGAATATTTAAAATACCAATCAACAGAGAAAGTAATTTTTACAAGTCTGGTAAAGAGAAATACATGGAACTGGCATTTAGATGGAGTTTATTATTTGGTCAAAATAAAGCAGCATGAGAATAATTGTCGAAAAAGAAGATCGGTTCCTGATCCAGTTTGATTATAATAAGCGTATTTCAGGAGCGGTAGCTAAACTGCCGGAAGCAAGCTTAAACTATCAATACAAGCGGTGGGAAGTACCTATTCGATATCGAAGTGAAGTTATGAACTTTGGATATCAGTTTAGTTTTGATCTTCCTGAAAAGAAATCACAACGCAGGGTATTTAGTGATCCAATTTTAGAATTACCTAAATTGAATCAGGATATAAAGCTACTCATGAACCTATATGAGTATCAGAAAGACGGAGTAGCTTATTCGTTGGTAAACGGGCCTAGTATCAACGGGGACGCGCCCGGAGCAGGCAAAACAGCCCAAGCTATTGCTACGGTTATAGCTAAGGATATGTTCCCATGTTTAGTAATTTGCCCGGCTGGATTAAAGTATAATTGGGAAATTGAATGGAATATCTGGACAAAAGAACACAAAGCTCTTATTCTTACTGATTCCGTAAAACATACTTGGCCGTACTTTCATAAGATGGGCATGTATGATGTTTTTATAACAAACTACGAATCACTAAAAAAGTACTTTGAATTGTTGACCGTTATTCCTCCGGGAGAAAAGTTTAAGATTGAACACATACAGTTTCATCCTAATATCAAACTATTTAAATCTGTCATTATTGACGAGGCCCACCGGTGTAGGAATACAGATACTATTCAAAGTAAAATGACTTATGGTATCAGTAGGGATAAATTTAATCTTCCATTAACCGGTACGCCTATTGTCAACAAACCGATTGATCTTTTACCCTTACTATTAATCGTTAATAAAATTCATCATTTTGGAGGCATTAAGAACTTCAAAGAAATGTGTGCCGATGAAGATAGATGGCCTGAAATAAACTATATTTTGAGAACTCATTGTTATTTCAGAAGGGAGAAAAAAGATGTCATAAAAGAACTTCCTGATTTATTCAGACAAAAGGTTTTCTGTGAGCTTACTAATAGGGAAGAATATGACGCCGCAATGCTTGATCTTGAATCATATTTAAGAGAATATAGGCAAGCAACTGACCAACAGATAGCTAAAAGTATGAAGGGTAAGATAATGGTACAAATAGGCGTTCTAAAGAATATTTCAGCACGTGGAAAACTTCATGATGTAATGGAGTATATTGATGACATTATTGATTCCGGAGAAAAGATAGTAGTATTCCTTTATCTTCATGAGGTCGCTGAAAAACTTAGAGAACATTATCCGGATGCTTTATTTTTCACCGGAGCGCAAACCCCAGAGCAGAAAAACAAAGCAATACATGACTTTCAAAAATGTACCATATGTGATAAGAGGTTTGAACGACACGATGATGAAGATCATGAGTTTTCACCATCTGAACATAAGTTGATATTTGTGAACTACATATCTGGTGGTGAAGGTATCACCCTCACGGCATCTTCCCGTATGGCTCATATTGAATTTGGATGGACGCCGAAGGACGTGGAGCAACCTGAAAGTAGGGAGCATAGAAAAAGCCAAAAAGGATCAGTTCAAAGCTCATTCTTTTTAGGTAAAAACACCATTGACGAAAAAGTTTATCAAGTCATAATGGATAAAATGGAAATGGTGAGTTTGTGTACCGGAACCGACAATGAAATTAAAGAAAGCGTAGTTGACTCTGTAATTAAATTATTATCAAAATGATCTATAATAGTAAGTTTGAAGCAGATAGGATAAAAGCAAAAGATCGTCTGGATTGGATATTTAAAACAGAAAAACGCTTTGAATTACTTATAAAGAGAGAGAGGCGTACAGAAAAACAAAACCGGTATTTACACCTTCTTTTGTCTTATTTTGCGATAGAGTACGGAGAAACATTAGATTACATAAAACTTGAAATTTTCAAGAAAACCGTAAATCCAGACATTTTTAAATCTGAACATGTGAATAGAAAGACAGGAGAAGTAAGAGAAGATTGGTTAAGCACTGCTAAAACTGACACAAAGGTTCTTTCTACCTGTATAGATAGATTTAGGAACTGGAGCTTAAAAGAGGCCGATATATACCTACCTACGCCAAACGAAAAAGAGTTTTTGGATCACATTCAAAACGAGATGGAACTACAAAAACAATGGCTTTAATTTGTTGATAACTATTTTATAAGTTATCACTTTTTGTAAATAACCTTATAAATTATGAACAACGAACTAGGTTTCAATAAGGCAATAATGCCAATTGAAAATTACGAACATCGGCTATATGGTATAGGTTGTATTGCCTATGAATATACAGAGAATGAAAAAATACTGAAAATATTTATAGACTATGACCGTCATTCAACCAGAAATATCCCATTTAAGATATTAACAGATCAAGAGGCAAAAGATACTTTTGAAAAATTCTTAAAAGACCGAAAAGATGTTAATATCTTAAGCGAAGAGTTAATAATTAACATAGCATGTGAAGTTACGAAAAAGTCTCCTGAACAAATAAAAGAACGGACACGGGATGAATATTGTGTTTTTGCAAGAAACCTAGTTTTTTGGGCTGCTAGGAAATATATGAAATACTCTTTAAATAGGGCGGGTGCTATCTTCAATCTGGATCATGCTACCGTTTTAAGAGCCTATAAAATACTTGAAGATCGTGAGGATAAATATTTTGCAGATTGGCAAGTATATGTAAAATCAGAATTTATACTAAAACTTAAACCCTATATCAATAAACAATCATGAGAGAAGACGGATTTTACAAGGTCAAATATGTTTTAGCTGAATCATATGAAATTGCTGAATTTAAAAACGGCACTTGGTATCGTACGGGCTTTAACTCAAAGTTTCAGGATTGGGAATTTGATGAAATTGCGGAACAAATTAAACTGAACTGATATGGACGAAGGATCTTACAATTTCAAAGTATTTAGTCCTAAAACTGAAAAATATGAATCTTGGACAGGATTCTTTGAAACAGAAGAATTGGCTCAAAAATGGTGGTCTATGTGGGGTTCCTTTCACGAAAACAAGGGACGTTCTCTTGCTTTATTTCATAATGGAGAGATTATTAATCCAAAATGGATGAAATAGATTATAAAATAATTCAAATTGAATAATTATGAATAAAAAACTAATTGAACAAATTAAAAACCTGCCCGGAGTAAAAATGGTTGAACCATGTGTCGGAAGTGG